TATACAGGTATTAGAGAACCTTATACTCCACTTGAAAAACAAGCAAAAGAATTAGATAAAAAGTTAGGTGGTGGATTTCAAAGCACAGCAGATTTTGTAGCAGGTATAGAAGAAACAGATAAGTTATTTAAAGAAATAGATTTAGACAGAAAACTATTTAATATTGGTGGTAGAGTAGGTAGAGGATTACAAAGTAAACTTAAAACTATATATTCTAAAGTTAAAGATGATATGGGTGGAGGTAGTAGAACAGAAGAAATTTTTATGGATAGTTATGGTAATTATTCTCCTACACTTAAAACTTTAACTGAAGATTCTCCGGAGGATGTTACTGGTACTAAATTATTTAAATGGTTACAACAACAAAGAAGTACAAGAGGTATAAAACAAAAAGAATTAGATTACTTAGAAGTAGAAGAGTTTATAAAAAACTATGAAGATTTTAATGGTAAACAAGTAGCACAAGCTTTGTCAGATTCAAAATTAAAAATTATTCCTATTATAAGATATTCAGAACAACAAACTGATAAAACATTAGAGTTTGATAAAACTATTTTTAATGTTGATGAGGCAGTAAAGTTTCTTACAGAAGATATTGAAGGAGATGTAATTGGGACTGATGCATTTGGTCGTCCTCAAAATTATATATATAATGAACACCCAAATATGTATTTACCTGTAGGTAGAAATGCAGAAGATTATGAATCTAATCCTTTTCAAATGATAAAATTAAGACTTACCTCAGATGAAGAATTAACTGAAGGTTTTACTATAGAAGATATAGGAGAAGCTTTTGCTTTTGGTAATACTGAAGTAGGTTATCAATTATATTTTCCGGGGCTAGAAAAAAGTAATGGGGCTAAGTTTGATGAGATAACTGATGCAATAAATGATTTTGGAGCAATGCCCATGAATCCTACAGAAGCTAAAATAAGAATAAATGATGTTTTAGCAAAATTAGGAGTACTAGATAATGCTGCATTAAACGAACAATATGCTGTACCTCCAGC